CCGTGGGCGGACTTACAGAACAACAACAAGAACTGACAAGTCTGGGCAACCACTACAGCAAGAGCAACCAGGTTCACCAATTACATCGCGACGAAACGGATGGAAGAGAAACAGGTAATGACGCCACCAGTGTAGTTCACAGTACCGCGCAACGCGTAGGTGTGAACACCGGTGGTTTGGAGGAAGAAGGTAAAGTTGTTGGTGATGGTAGAAGCAACAGCAGGTTGAATGTTGTACTGACTCACGTTCGAGCCGAGGACAGAAGCTCCGGCTGTAACGTCATAGAAGTCAAGCGTGGTAACCTGCAGGTCACCGCCAACAGACTCAGAAAATAGAGCCTGTCCATCAACCAAATAATTGCCAGGTGGTAAGGTGTAAACACCAGCTGAGCTTGTAATGCCTAACCCATTTGAAATGGTAACGCCTGGCTGCAACACGAAAGCAATTCCTGTTGCAGCGGCGACTTGTCCTCCGCCACCAGTGTTGAACATGGTGACTGAGTTGTTGATTGGGATGACATTAAGAGATTCAAGCTGGGGAATGAGGAACCGGCCGCGGTATCTCACGCGCAGTTCACCTACCTGGACATTGCTTGCAATGCCTTGAGTGGCAACCGAAAGGTTGCCAATGTCGTAAGTTTTGATGTCAGAAGCACCAGGCAAAATGCCTGGACGAATGAAGAAGCCGTCAGTCAGCCGCCGCAGCATGTTGATCGGGATAGGCATGCGGATGTTTTCAGATGGCATACCGTCAGCATGGGGTACTGTAGCCTCCATGATTTGTTTGCTGCTTGGTGGGGCATCAGAAGCATCGGCATCAAAGCTAAGAATAACTTTGCCACCAGCTCCGGCTGCCGCGAATTCACTGACTACACGACGCACATAGAACTCGAGATAGTCAAATTGGTACTTCTCAAAATTCAAAGCAATTTTGGACAACCAGGGGAACGTGGATGCTTGACCAGGATTGACTGGATAAGTAACGACGTTGAAATTTGGTTGGTTGGCCACGACCACATCAGCAATATACTCGTCCTCATTGAACGGCATGGGTCTTGAACCCAATGTCGCCGCCATCGTTGGCCCGTAGCCAGCCAGATTGGTGCGGCTCCCCAAAGTCTGAGGGGCCTTGTAACCACGCCCAGGTCGGGGTTGCCGGCCTGGTTTCTTCCCATTGCGGACTGCAACTGTCGGCTTGTTGTGTGGAATTGGTGGGTAAGAAGCTCCACCAGCTCCAACATTGGGATAGTAGCGTTTCTGGTTCTGCTTATTGGGCATGTCTGGCAACTTTGAGATGTAGTCGTAAGCTTCCTTCGCTGTGCGAAAAGGTTCGGTTTCTTCGGCAAATGCTTCTTTCAAATCTGCGTAGCCTTTGGCAATAGCAGCGTCAGCAAGTTTTTGTGCAACAACGGATCCAAGGTTTTGAACGTAATCTACTCCGACGGGTTGTTTGGGATTTGGAGCGTAAACGTAACGAATTGGTTCTGTCGCAGATGCTTTCTCCTCGGGTTTCTTCCTATCAACAGGGAATGTTTCAACCTGTGGTTTCTTCCGCGCGATGGGTATTGGCGGACCTATGGCTCAAGTTTCGTGGATTGCAGGGTAGGCAGAAAACGTAACCAACTGCAAAGATGCAACTCTCGTGGTCCAGTAGCCATAACGATGACTGCATGGTCTGGCCGCTTTTGGATCATGACTCATGGCGCTCTTGGGATACTTTTGCAATCCCCGCAATCATGAGGCAGAGTTCCACGCCTTGCCAAACCAACAACGAAATGTGACCTAGTACATTGCATCGCAGAGGTGTGCCGCCACGCTCACTCACTACACGCGGGACGACGTGCCAATAAGCACGCCGGCTTCAGTTTTGACACCCCCGACTGAAGTCCGTGGACCCAGTACATCTCGGTTTTCGGATGACCATGTGAACGGCGCGATTTGCCGTGACATCATGCATGGTGGTCTCCCCGAGTGCCATTCTGTCGTGAGTTGGCCTTGAGCACATACGCTAGTTTCTGTACGCGGGGGTTGGCCGCGCTTTCGCCTTGCCCTCCTCCGTGGTTGGTTGAAAATGAGCTCTTCACGGTCATCCAACTTCCGTGGTTCCTCACTCAACTGCAACCGGCCGTCCTCTCTGGTTGGAATTGGTGTGGCCGGTGGTGCGCCTTCAATGCGCAATGTGACGTACCTGACTTCACCGTCAACTAACACGTCTGCCTTGTGGACATATGGTGGCGGATCCGTGAAAGCTGGCATCGTGTAGAGCTGTTCAAGTTTCGCAACCTGGTGCAACCAGCCTTGATACAACTCATGATTGAATGGGGTAACAAACCGGTAAACGTAGTCCCACATCCAGTCAGGATTTTCATTGGGGTAGTGTGCTTCCTCCGGCAATTCTGCATTCCATATTTCAGCACTATTCTTGAACCCCAGCAGTTTCAAACCATCAAACCGCCAGCCGTTCCCATCAGCCGCATTCAACACGGTCTTGACGAAATCACCAACAATTGGAGTGTTGGCATCTGAAAGGTATATGGCATAGGCTTTCTCCACTATCCGGTCGTATTTGAATTTTGGTTCGACTGGCTTGTAGAGGTTGATTTTTGAAATTGTCCTCAAAACGTCACAGCAGGAGTCGGGATCTCCCCACCATACATATGGGGAATATTTCCGTGACAAGAACTCCACTCCAAACTGTCCATGTGGTATCAGATCCACTGTAAGAGTGAGCCCAAGCTCCTGCGCCACTAGCTCCGCCTGCTTGGCGGGAATGTCCATTACGAGACCATCATCACCTCCGTAGATGCCCAACCGGGCATAGGCATCAGCAGCAGTGTGACCAGCTTTCCTGAAGGACGCATACGAGTGGAAAGCATTGATCGCTGAATTGGACACTGCTGTGCCAGATTCACCAGAATGCCTTTGAAACGCGGTCTTGAACTTCATGCCGAATGGGGCATACACAGTTCGATGATGACTTCCGCGCAGCAATTCTAGGATGACTTGATGGTACTGTGGGTGAAACAAACGGAGGAAAAGCACAATCTCCACATCCCGGGTTCCTTCATTGATGGACCCATCATAATTCGCGAAATCAGAACACAAAGCATGGATCTTCGCAAGAGTGCAGATTTCAGCCACACGCATAGCAATATGTTTCGGGGTGTGGCCAAAGGCATACCACCCGGTCGTTTGGGTGAGAAACAATGCCATGGTGAGGGTGAAAGTAGACCATGGGGTTTGATGTTGTCCGGGGAACTGGACGATCACGCGCGGCCAAGAGCATTTCTGGTAAGCTTCTTTCTTAATAAAAGCATCACTCAACTCAGTTGGCTCCTGGTACATCGCTCGCCAAAATCTTGCACGCTGCGATGGTTTGCACTGCTTTTCGTAAACCTCGTCAACAGACGCAGGATGTGCCATATGAGCAACCGGCACGACGAAAGCAGCAAACTCCAAAAGGTACTGCGTGTTCGTTTTTGACATCGTCATGTTCTTTTGTGGATTGATGAGCCTTTGTTCGATAGCCATCTTGACATTTGCCAGGGTGTTTGTTGGAACAAAACCGGCTGGCCACAAAGGTGGGTGCAGGGACATCATCGCCGGCTTCGCCTCGGCATCTGCCTCTGGCGGGTTGAATTGGTATGGCCGGACGTGAATCGTGGGGGGGTGCGCAATGGCTGGAGGATCATGCTGGGTTTCACGAAGGAAACGCACCAACAACGCCGATTGCAATTTTGTGAGATTCTGTGTCATCGATTCAACTTGGTGTGAATGTAAACCCGTAGTCGTCGTTGCACGGACGTGTCGCAAAGCGTCGTACGCGTCCACTGCAAGAGTAACATTTAGGTATCTGCCCACTTGGCCTATATGTACG